TCTCGGAATATATTTTTCCTGTAGCTTTTCCACCAAATCGGGGCCCATGACCAAGTTAAGAGGGTATACCCCCGTGAGTTCTACAAGGTGTTGGATCTTTTCTTCGTCCTCAAACTCACCTTCGGGTCTATATTTTTCAATATTGTCGGCTAACTTATTTTTGTTCTTAGGGCGGTCCACAACACATGCGGACCAAAAATGTTTCAGACCACTAAATCTCTCATCTACCAATTCGTTTAACGCGTCGCCGCGGCACAAGACATCTAGCGCCTTTTTATTCAATTTGCTGTAAGTGATACCCTCGTTGAAGATAAAATCTTCTACGGTCTCAAACGGCCGATTACTCAGTATCTGTTTAATTGCTGCTTCTCCTAAACCTTTGATGGAGGTAAGCGGCTGGATCAGAGTATACCCATCAGCAGAAATATCCCAAACTGTCCCGGACGCATTCACGTCCAGAGGGGCAATTGTAAACCCTAGAGATTTAGCGATGTTGATCGCCTTTTCTTTACGACTCTCCGGTTCTTTGTCTAGGAAAGCGGCTACCCATTCTGAGGGGTAGTGGTGTAACAACCACGCGCACTGATATGAAAGTATGGAATAAGAAACAGCATGCGATTTATTAAAACCATACCCTGAAAAGTATTCAAAGGTGTCCCACAGGTGTGAGGCCTCCGATTGGGAAATGCCTTTTGACGCACACCCCTGGATAAATTTCCCTTTGATCTTATTCTTCTGCGCTTCTACTCCTGCAACACCCTTTTTTGTGAGAAGTTTCCGCAGCTTGTTCCCTTCGTCTAGTGAGATTCCGTGTCCAAGTTTGTGAGCCAGTTCGGCAATTTGTTCTTGAAAAATTAAGAACCCGGCCGTTTCTTCTGTGACCTCTCGTACCTCCTCGCTAGGATATACAACCTCATCCGGATTCATCTTTGCCCGCACGTACTGTTTATCAACGCCGGCGCTCAGGGGCCCAGGACGGTAGATAGAGGTAATAGCTGCCAAATCGATGATGTTATTGGGTTTGACATTAACACAAAACTTTTGTGCGCCTTGTTCCGTGAATTGGAATATGCCGGCCCACTTCCCCTTATGGAATACATTCTCATAAACGGAGGGCTCATTGAGGTTGACAACATCAGGATGAAGATTCTCGTTATAATATTTTTGAATGTCTTCAAACGTCGGCTCGGGTACCCCTTTGTGGCGCTTTAGGATATGAGAAATTGCTCCCTCGATCATTCTCAGAGACGCCAAGCCAAGAATATCAAATTTGATGAAACCCAATGGCTCTAAATGTCGTACGTGTTGTCCCTCCGTCCACGGAGACTGGGTAACCCCACCACTATTAATCAGCGGCATATATTCATCCAGGTTCTCAGCAATTACAACACCGCCGGCATGCCTACTACATGAGCGCACCTGCCCGTACAAAGCGTTAACATGGGTTTCAATATGCGGGTACTTAGACAAAAACTGCTGAAGAGTTGGGCTGTACGCCATCACCTCATCGAATGTCGGAGTATAAACGCCTGCCTTGATCCCGTGCGCCTTCTTTGCTGTAGGTGTTGCCTCAGCCATCATACGGTTCGTAACATAGTTTACTTCTGTAAACGGCACATCATAAAACTTAGAGATATCTTTAATGAGGCTGCGTAACTGCAAGGTATTCCAATTGGAGATAGGAACTACAGAGTTCTCCCCCCACTCATCAATCAAGTGCTCTTTCAGTTTCATAGGATCTGACACATCATAATCAATATCGGGATAGTCTGTTGCGTCTTTCCGCAAAAACCTCTCGAATTGCAAGCCATACTGAATCGGATCGACCTGTGTGATCCCAAGTACGTAGGCTGTCAGAGCGCCGGCCGCCGAACCTCTACCGGGGCCGACTAGTTGGCGGTCTGTTGCCTTGTCGGCAATTGCCTTCATCGTCAAGAAATATTTTGAGAAGCCACGATCTTTGATTACGTGAACCTCTTCTTTTAGCCGTTCCACATATTCGTTGTCGTTGCCTAGACCGAGCGTCTTGAGCCCGGAAACACACATGGCGGCAAGCGCCTGGTCCGCGCTCTTTCCCTGTGGGACAACAAACGACGGCAGCTTCACATCAGTGCTAGGAAGAAAGGACTCGATCCTGTCGTGTGCGATATGATGAGTTCTTTCGATGCTATCGAGTACCAGCTTGTCATCATACGTGATGTTCATCTTCTTGGAATAATGTTGATATGCCTCCCACATCTGATCGCCGTTTTTAGGATAAAGTTCATAGCCCACCTCTTCGATGTCGGCTGGCAATTCGTTTGACATCCAGCCCGGGCGGTTACTCTTTCCCAGCCACCCCAGGCGCCGGTACAACTCCCGATCGCGCCATGTATCCTGAGAGGGGTAGTGACTGTCTGCGGTAGAAATCAAGTCTACGCCAAATTCCCTGGCAACCTGAATGATATATTTGTTAATCTCGTGTTGTTCCGGGATTGCATTCCACTGTAGCTCGGCGTACCAGCGATCCCCAAAAATTCTTTGCATCTTTTCGGTCGTCTGGCGCATGTTTGCCAGGATGGCCTCGTCGCCCTCCTCACGGTTTTGCCAATAACACCCGCTATAAATACCGCTCATGCATGCGCTAGCTGCGATAACACCCTCACTATTCTTCCGAAGAAGATTGTAATCCATGCGTGGGAAGCGATAGAAGTTGTCTCCGCGAAAGGACTTTGAAACCATCTTGAAAAGATTTTTTAGCCCTGTTTCATTTTGGGCTAGCAGAATAAGGTGTCGGCGCTGGTTAAGAATATTCTTATACTTCTTCCGGTCTTCATCCTCAATAACGATGTTCCCCTTTTCTTGCTTTTTCTTTTCCTCACGGGCATTAAGATAGTCGTCTTTCCAATTGGCTACCGAGGGGATAAAATATGCCTCAATTCCAAAAATAGGTTTAAACTCTTTGCCCTCTTGAGCCATTTTGTGAAATGCCTCAACCTGATATCCGAGGCTATTCATATTGCCATGATCAGTAATTGCCATGGCATCACCGCCGTTTCCCCATACGTTCTCCATGTGAGCCTCGGGGTATCCCATCCCGTCAAAAGCCGAGAAAGTGGTGTGAGAGTGGAAATTCACAAATGGAATTTCATTCTTTTTTCGTTTCAAAGTGTGTCCTGTTGCTTAAGTCTATTATAGCTGATCGAGTTTAAAAGTCAACAATATTCTTCATATTCAGCAATTAAGTTCTCAAGATCATAACTGAGTTCCCCATCGATATGAGAATAGTTATCTTTCAAAAATAGCAAGTTTTCGACAAAAACCTCAGCCATCTCCTTCTTCGTATAACGTACCTCAGTCTCAACAGAGCCTTCTTCGCTCCATTCCCGTAATAATTCTTTACCTGTTTTCATTTGTTTCCTCCTGGGGGATTCTGTTAAACTCCCTAAATTTTAAAATTGCTTCTGACGGCCGCTTAATAGTTGTACTTTCCTCTGAAGCTATATAGTTCCTATATCCCTTCCAATCCCCTGCGTCATAATAAAAAAGGGTCTTTTTTTGCATATAATGTTTAATATTAATACATTTAAACGCTTTTTTTAAAGAAAAGAAGCGGCCGCTATACCTTTTCTCTCGCGGTAGTTTTAGGCCCTCCTTAAATAAGGTAGTAGCCTCTGATCTAAAGTTACGAATCAAAGGAGTTAAGAGTTCGTACCCGAACGTAAAGCCCAGCTTCTTGCCATCTTGAAAGGTCTCACCACTGGGGGTTGCGAAACAAAAGCCGAAGTCTGAGGAAACAGCCTCTCGGTAGTCACGTACCAGCGTGGGATCAGAGATGCCCTCAGGAAAACTCACAAAAAATGCCCGAGGTTTTGTCCACTTACTCAGCTGTGAAGATACCTTTGTTGCCGTTTGCGCAGCAGAAAGTATACCCCATGATGCGCAATCACGACGATCCATGTCATCTGGGTGAGTGGGCACATAAAAAATAGGAATTTCTTTGCGGTAATTATAAGGCTGTCTGGTATTTTTACGGTGTATGTACACCGGGTCCTCTATCCAGTCCCCCACCCTGTGTCGTAAAAGAGGGACCGTATTATCATCGCACACTATCCAAATAGTCTCGCAGCCTGCATAGGCACACTCGACAATTGATCTTTCAACCATATTAAAGTCAGGGGCCAGCGGCAATAGATAATCGGGATACCCTACACTCATCTTATCGCGGGGGCCGAGAAGCGATATAATTCCAGCGAGATGAAAATACTTACCAGTCAAAAGTACCTTCTATGATATTGTCTAGTGAGGAACCCACATATTTTATATTTTCCTCTTCAAATTCGTATTGTGGTGTACGAATTTCCCATACGTCACGCTTATTCAAAGCTATTTTAGGAGGAGTCCCATTATCCCCTCGGATACCCTGCGCTTGCATAATCTTTGTTGTCTTGATACGTGAATACAAGTCTGAATATTCCATTTTAAAAAGTTTGTCTTGAGCGTCTAACACAGAGGTTACTACTAAATCTTTCCTACTCCCGTCATTGCCATCAATACGCGGCGATGCATAAAAATTTATTGTGGCAGCTAAAGCGTCGTCTGTTATGAACATATCGTATTCGTGTACGCAACCTTCATTCACATCAAACCAGTCATGAGCCAAATATGAAGTTGATTCGCTTAACGGAGGCGGCATTCCAAAAATTTGTTTATCGTCACACAGGAAGAGCTTCTCGTACTTGAAGTCCACCGAGTGTGCTTCTTTTACCACGGCGCGTAATGCGTTGTCTTTAAGACGAAGCTTTATTGGGAGTCCAGCGATGGGGATTTGCCCATCGACACTCATTTTAAACATCAATTCTTCCCATATATCATACTTCGAGCGGCCGACATCTAAGTTGCCGCGGTTTGTGCGCAAGGTCGTGCACTTATTTTCAATACCCAAAGGGCTAAGCCGAAGAGAAGGCTCCACAAAGTCAAAAAGAAAAGGGGGTCGATCGTCATTTTGGATATAGGCGGCATCTAAAAAATAAGCTAGAATTAATGATTCTAATGTAGCCCCTACTACAAGGGTTTTACATTCATAGGTGTGTTCCTTCATCACTCCGCCAGGGGTTGTGCCTCTTGTTGATACTGAACAAGTTCCTCTAGTTCAGCAGACATTTTTAATACTCGCTTAGCATAGACCAAGGAACGTCGACTCTTGTTTTTGCCTTTGCACCGGTATCCTCCGTTATATCCACACAAACCGATGGTATAGTCGCTGTCACCGTACACATGAACCCAGTATGAAAGAATCGTCGCACCAGCTTTTAAGGCGGTTTTTGGTCTTTTCAAAGAACGGCACGACCATCTCCCCTTGGTATATTTGGGCATAACTTGTGTTAGACCGCAGGCCCCGGCTCGTGAAACTGCCCATGGTTTCCACCGACTTTCCTCGTGTATGAGTGCAACAAGCACAGTTGGGCTTATTTGGTTTTTTTGTGCTTCGACAACGAGCGTCTCCATATGCTTGCAGGCATAATCAGCGCGCGGAAGAGCAAGGGCAATTGTAGCCGAGCATAAAATTTCCGCTAAGCTCATCACTCCTCCACCAGCCCCACAACATGATTTTCTAAAATAATGAAAAAAATGTTATCTAACACCTCCACCTTTTCCACCATGGGGGTTTCAATAACTGCTAAAGTGTTTGCAGCAATTTGTGAATTGCAGTCTGGGCCTGCCTTCACCACTCTGCACATTTTAAATCTAGGAGTGTTCTTTGTGTTATAAGAGTCGGGCAATAACACTTTCGCTGTTTTGTTCTTCTTCGCCTTTATCTCTATAGGTTCTACCAAAAGATAACGACCCACCGGGGTAAAATTCATTTTCATCTCCTTAGCCACATTTTGCAAACCCGCAGTCTTTGCACGTCTGGCACCCTTCGATATACACGAGTCCGTCAGTACCACACTCGGAACATAAGTCGGTTGCTAGCGTCCCATCTTTGATATAATTTTTAAGGACGCGAGCGATGCAGCGTGAAAAACTAAACATATCCGAGTCTTTGTCTTTTTGTAACTGTTCTACTAAAAAGTTAATCTTTGCACCATGACGAAGAGTCAATGAAATTACTCGCGTAAAAGCAGAGTGATTGGGGTTGTCAAAAACTTTTACTATGTCTTTAATAGCGGTTGTATCATCGTCCTCCCCGTATTGGAGATCATAGATAGACGGCATCGTTTTGCGGATCCGCTTAGTGAGCAAACCCCGCGTATATTTCTTAGAAATCTCGATCAGCGACGCTAGCCCCCCCATCACCTCATAAGGGCGACCGTCAAGGAGCCCTACGAGAACCACCCACTTTTCTCCAGAGATAGTTGTATGATAGATATCACACTCCAACATTTCAGGCCGACTCGGAGCATCGTATTGAGGGAATGATGAATCACTGTTAGAAGGCTTAGTGACAAGCACTCCGCTGCGGCTTCCATCCACATATACCGTCACTCCCTTAAGACCCTTTTTCCAAGCTTGGAAATATAGTTCTCCTACAATTTCAGGTTTTGTCTTCGCAGGTAAATTAATAGTAGAAGAAATTGAATGGTCAATATGATGCTGGATGGCGGCCTGAACCTCTACACGCTTTTGCCAATCAATTTCCTCTGATGTAACAAAAAAGTCAGGGACCTCTTCGGTATCAAAGTTATTTAAATAATCGGTAACGTTATGGTGATAAACTTTATATTCGGCCCAGCGATCCCCCAAGTCATCAACGAAGTCCGCGTGAACATCTTGTTCGTTGTGAGAGAGTTTACGACGTCGAATATACCAATTACGAAACACCGGCTCTAATCCCGAACTCGTTTGCGACAAAATCGAGACTGAACCCGTGGGAGCGTTCGTCAAGATAGAAATGTTTCTTCTTCCAAATCTGGAAATTTTGTCCTGTAAAATTTTTGGCAGATCACGGATATAAGCATTGTGTTTCTCTACAGACCAATCGAAGACGGGAAATGCGCCTCTTTCTTGTGCTAAATTCGCGCTTTCATCGTAAGCTGCTTCTTTAAGAGTTTTGTAAATTTTGTCAACCAACTTAACAGCTTCAGTACTGTCATAGCGTAGTTGTAGGCAAGCAATGGCATCCGCCAGGCCGTGCGTGCCCAGGCCAGTGCGACGCCCTTGTGCACAGGCGCCCAGCAATTTCTTCCACAGTTCCTTCTCGTCGTCTGTGTCACATTTTTGAATAATTTTCTCTAGTTTCTCCAGTTCTAGCTCGACCAGATTATCGGAAAGACGCATCCCCACCCTTACTATCTCTTTAAACTTTTTAAAATCAAAGTTAGATTTTGATGTAAAAGGGTTACGTACCAGATTCTTAAGATTCAAAGAAATCAAACGACAAGAATCATATGCTGATAATGGGATCTCTCCACAGGGATTAGTTGTCAAAGTCTTGAACCCGTGAGCCGCGTATTCATTTGCGGGTAAGCGCTTCAAAATATTTCCCCACATCAAAAGACCTGGCTCTGCTGTGGTGGCGGCTGACTCAATGATGTTGGACCACAATTCCCTAGCCCGAATAGTTTTAGTGTACGCGGGAGTAGTGCCACCGTTGATGGGGTAACGAAGAACAAAGTCGTCGTCTGCTTCGACAGCCTCCATAAAATCATCCGAGATCCTAACCGAAACATTGGCACCAGTCACCTTCGTTAAATCTTGTTTCATGGTAACAAACTTTTCAATGTCTGGGTGACGGATATCCATAGAAATCATCAAGGCCCCTCGGCGCCCATTTTGGCCGATCATTCTACATACATAGGAATAGAAATCGGCGAAGCTCCAGGCACCGGTAGTGGTACCCGCAGAATTGTTGACAGGGGTGCCTTCTGGGCGCAGATTTGATACATCAATGCCCACCCCGCAGCGACGCTTAAACAAATTTGCTAAATCTTTGCCGGCATCAATGATCGAAGAGATATTATCGGCTGGCATATCAACGACAACACAATTTGACAGAGAGGCATTGACATAATCATTACCCACGCCATACATGGGGGATCCCTGGGGGACGATGTATTGGAAACCTTTAAGATAACCATAAATATCGTCACGTGACACCCCGGACTTGTACTTTTTCTCCACTCTGGCAAACTCGTCCGCGAGGCGGTGATGCATATCATCAGGGGTCAGTTCCACAAAACCTCCCTCTTTGTCCTTGAGACAGTACTTTGTCATCCACACGTTAGTGGCTAACTCGTCGCCGCCAAAATATTCTAGTGTTGCGGCGTGCACCTCCTCTTTACTGTGAGTGTTCTTCAATTTACATTTCCTCCGCTCTTTTTGAACTCTTTGTATTTTTCTTTCAATCGCTTGGCGTGTTCCTTCGCCGAGGCAACCTTGATCTCGCCGATCGTCTCGTCACTCTGCTCCAATACCCTAATTTTCACCCGCGAGGTATCCATGTAGATAGGATAAATCATACCGTCCGGACCATTACGATTCTTAGCGATAAGAATACGGCCGGCGTTAGCTGCTTTGTCCTCAATTGTGCGCGAAACTGAGAAAATAAAATCAGCCACAAAACATTTATTAAACGCTTCCGAAATGGATTCCATTGTGATCACCTCCGCATTTAAACCTGAGCGGTTGGTCTGCGACGCCGTCCACACAGGGCAGCCGTTCTCTTGAGCTATTGCACGTAGATCTTCATAAATAGTTTCCAGCTCATGTCTTTTCTCCTTTCTTATTATTTTCGGGCGCAGCAAATCCGCATAATCAACAATAATCAAATCAGGTTTAAAATCACGATTCTTTAGCTTGTCCAAATGAGTACGTATTGTGTTTGTGCATGCTGATTTTGTCGGATATTCCTTGACGAACAGGGCGGCCTCGATCATCTGTACCTTTTCATAAATCTGCTCTTTAAAACTAAGTAGGTCTCCCAGCGGAACCCCAGTAATACAACTATCATAACGTGAAGCAATGATGGTGTCCCCTAATTCCAATGTATAGTGTACTACGTTTTTCCCGTTCTTTAAAGCCTCTGCACCCAAATGAGTCAAAACCATAGACTTGCCGGCCCCTGTGGGGGCGATCACAACCCCAAGCTCCCCTTTGCCGAGGCCCTCTTTGCATATGCTGTCAATATTATCCCACCCAGTGCTTACGGCATTCCGGCTCTTTTTGGTGAAGCGCGCCTCAAAATCAGCTTTATAATCATACCCATGTTGATTATCTGAGCCGAGCTTAAGAGCTTCGTTGATAATCTGACTCACCTCATCAAAGGAAGAAGATTTGATAAGCCCTACCGACCGTAACATAGCCTCCTTAAGTTTCTGTTTGCGGCAGAAGTCAAGGGACACTTCCTTAATGTATTCAGCGCCCTCGACGCCCATCTCCATGTGACAAATCCGCGCAAAGTAATCCCGGAGCTGTTTTTGTACCACCTCGGTGTGGTCGTCCAACTCTGTTCGGAATAATGTAGTGAGAATCTTACATGTGGGGTGCACCCCGTAACGTTCACGGTAGTCAAACACCTTTTCAACGAAGACACGAAGGTATTTTAATTCTAAGAATGAAGGATCTAACACCTCAGAGATCTGATCCGCATAGGGGCGGTCGATCAAAATAAGATGACACATGTCTTCTTGAAAAGTTTTTCCAAACTTCGAAAAGGAAACTGTCTCAGGTGTGGAAGTATTGTTTTTCACGCTACGGGCGCCCGCTTGGTGTCTGAAATTATCCGAGCAAAAGCTTGGAACAGGTCGCTTAATTGTAACTCACCCATCCCGTCTTGGACAAACATTTTTCTAATTTCAGTTTTGTTAACCTCTAGTATGAAGTCTCGGAGGGTCTCTTTAACCACTTGTTTCGCCTGGACTGATAGCGCAGGTGAGTACAGTTGCATGAGCTTGTAGTTTTGTGTAATGGTATCCCGGCCATCAATGATATTTTGATAGCAACGCAAATTTGATTCAACGCTCTCAGCACTCTCGATCAACTCATCGATAGAAACGGCTTCTGCCTCTGCCATAGCGGGGAAGCGTTTTGAGACGGTAGACAACCCCACTCCGCGAATGCCATCCAAATTATCACTTTTATCTCCAACAACTGCCCGGGCGAGGGCAAAATTAGTAGGGTGGATACCGAAGTTCTCCACAATACGTTCTCGATTTAAAACCTCTTTTTGAACGGGTCTATAAAGAATCGTTTCGTCATCCAATAACTGAAAGAAATCTTTGTCTGAACTCACAATAACCTTCTGCCACCCTTTAAGTTGCTCACTCTGAACGACATGAGATATCACGTCGTCGGCCTCCACACTCTCAAAGATAAACTGAACGATCGGCATCTGATTGAGGTATTCAAACAACCTTGTTTGTTGCCAAATCTTATTTGCAGTTTCTTCACTTTCAGACAAGTTACGAATGTCGCGATTTAGTCGGATTGGGGAGCGACCCTCCTTATAGTTTTTGTTTACAGTCTTGCGCTTACGGGAACCGCCAGGGCCATCCCAGCAAACGACGACCTTATCTGGTTTTGTCTCTCGTACCAGCTTGTTGAGAATCTTTAAAAACCCTTTCATACCACCAATGGGCTGCCCGTTCGTGGACAACGATGGGTCCACAATATAAGCCCGGAAATACATGTTGAGCGCATCAATAACTAGAACGCGCTTTTTATTAAAGTCGCCTTTTTTCAACCGAACTCTCCCCAGTAGTGTAGACTACTTTTTTTATCCCACAAAATTTCATTACCTCTTCACACATTATGCATGGCTTGGACATCCTAAACTGACCTAGGCGGTTGGTTCTGATCACATACATTGTCGCACCGTTCGTGATCGATCGGTCCAAGCCCAAAACGCATCCCAACTCAGCGTGGTGGGTTGCATGACCACGTGTACGCGTGTCGCGAAAGCGATTACCAAACCTATTATAATTATCTTTATTAAAGGCAGTGTTAAGAACAGAACCACCTTTGACCAAAACAGCACCGTGCTTAAAGTGATCATGGATGCTCTGGGTAGCGACGCGCTGTGCAAGTAGAAGATAGCGCTTCGTTTTATTACTAATCTTCATACCCCTATGTTAGCAAAAGACTCTCTGTCTGTCAAGAGGTTTGTCGTATGTCCTTCGAAGCATCTGGGTCGTCACCATCCAGAGTGTAAAAGTCCTCGGCTTTTCCAGTCTTGTTCTCAAACTTAAGAATAACCTCTTCGTCCATAAGTTGTAATACTCGTGCACGGAACTTATCATTTGCCATCTTTTCTAACCATGATGACTTTTGAAATTTTTCTTCTTTGCCATCCTCATAAACAAGGGAAAACCAGGCTCCTGAGTTGTTTAGATATTGCGAAGCCTTAATCGCTTCAAACCAACTCTCCTCGTCGCAGATCTTTACATCGTCGCCGCCCCACACAATTTTGAATGTGCACAGGCGCCCCTGGCTACCGAACCGTGACTTTTCAATCTTGACTTTTACCTCAGATCCAACTCGAAAACCGTTTTCATCCATGATAAAACTGGCCTTCGCTTTCCGGCCGGTTAACCAAATACGTAATGAATACGAATAGTTAAGAGCTTTGCCCCCGGGCGTGAAGTACGGGGTGGTCATTGCTTCAGCTATGTTGGAAGTAATATTGGTCTTCAGTTGGTTCAGAACCAACAAAGTTGAACTGCTATTAGCAATCGGCTGAACCAGTTTTGAAAGACCCTTTGATAAAATCCTTGGCTTAACCGCCATGGATGACAAGGGATTGAAATCTCCTTCGATGTCCGATTTGCTAGGCGTTAGTGCCAGACTGTCCCAGATAAAAAGGAATTGCTCTCCAGTACCCAGCAACTCCTCAATATATTCTAATACTGACTCCACGCTGGACGCCTGCACATACAGCACGCTTTCCACGTCGCAGCCGGAGCGCTCTAGAAATGTGGAGTCAAGCGCAGACTCGGAATCGAAATAGACCACAGTAATGCCCATCTTCTGGGCATTGGCTGCGATTTGAGAAGCCATATAAGATTTGCCGGTTGACTCTAAGCCTGCAATTTCGACAATTTTCCCCATAGGAATCCCAGCATACTTGCCTCTACAAATAATTGAGTCAAGCCATCGTGAGCCAGTAGGAATCCACTCCTTGACGTCAGTTGGGTTCTGCTCCGTCAGATTATATGCAATTTGGCGCCCCTCTTTTTTATTAAGGAGTTTGCGCATTGCTGTAATACTTACCTTGCCGGCCTTGGTCATCCATCAATCCTTAAGGTTCCGAGGCTAGTTTCCACATCTGTCGACCAGCCTATAAAAAGGTTCTCTGGTGCGGACAAAACATCCTTGACAGTGGTTTTCACGTTAGCCGCCAAGGTTAAAAAGCCGCGCTTGTAATCATATTGTTCGATTGTCTGATCAATAAAATCAAGCTCATACACATTTTCGCTCAGAACCCCAGCAACGAACGATTCAAATCCCGAACCATCGCGCTCGTAACTCTCTAGAAAGTCCTGGGCTCTCATATCATTAATGGCTTCATTATTAAACCCGGTAGCAGCAATCGTCTCCGAAACAGTCTCAGCAAAGCCCGTGTTCTCTAATACGTCTTCCACATAACCGTCGCGCGCATGAATAATATCACCGCCAATAGAATAGGTTAAAACCAGTGTCTTATCATCAGGCAAGTTTGCCTCTCGTAATTTATTTTGTAAACTCATTTTTCTCCTTATGTCAAAAAGCTGAGACATCTGTAACCCCATGCCTCCCTGCGGGTACGTCCTAGCCCAACAACTCGTTGAATGCAGTATCAACTGTGGAGGTAGAAGGAGCAGCCGTAGCACCGGTGCCGAACTTCTGTGTTTCCGTTGAAACCCCCTCAGCGTCATCAAGCAGATACGCGTCCAGCATGGCACCAACCTCTTCCGGAGCCTTGCGCTCGAAGAGCGTCTCAAGGTCAGGAATGGATTCCAACCATTCGGCGCACAGCTCGTCACTAGTCTCACACAGGGCCGACGGGCGTCGGCGCGGGGTCAGCTTAGTCTGAGGAAACTGAGCCCCAGGCGGCTTGCCATAATGCAGCAACACGTCAGTTCCCGCATCAGGATCGGTGATATCACCGTACTCCGGGTTCAGCACGAGGTTGATCAACTGCTCGTAAACAGTCTTCCCATAACCCCACATACGTACGCCCTGGTCCTCTTCGCCACGTACGATCACGGGCGAGAAAAAACGCTGGCGCGCCATCAAGTTCTTTGCCATCTTGATGCTGTCTTCGGTACCCTCGTTAAAGAGCTTGCGAACGAACGAATCCAGCGGATCGTCTTCACCGAAGTTCTTCTTGGGGGACAGGAACCCAGGGTTGTCACCCAAATTATAGTGAAACCAGAAATCCTTGAAGGGATCTCCGTCTGCAGTGGGTACAATACGAATTGTACTCTCACCGTCTGTGGGGCGCCAGAAGCTACTCTTCCCGCCTCCACGGTTCTCCAACGCCACCTTCCTTTCCTTAATCTTATCTAAATTGATAGCCATTTTTCTCCTTTCTTTTTGCTCCAGGCTAAAGTATACTTAGCAAATTTCCTAAGCATCTATACTTAATCTAACACAGCCCAACTGGGTTGTCAAGTACTTTTTTGAATTTCTGATGTGTGTAATACAGTGTACACGTAGTCCGTGTCGTAGTCTGTTGAATATATTTGATAATTAATCTTCACGTTGGATGCATCTTTTTCCATATAAGCTTTTACCTTCTCCAGAAGGCCTTGTTCAGCAAGTCTGTCTTTATTGATAGCAAAATAATACTCCTTTTCTTCCACGTTGTCAAGCTTAAAAAATGGTATATCCCCACTCTCTAGGGCCCCGACGCCGAAAGTAGCCAACCGGGAGGTCGTCGATAACTCAGACCTGTTCTGCAACTCACTCTCGGTATTATCAAAAACATTTATCATGTGGACAGTACTAGCAACGAAGTCATTAATCTTCGAATAATATTCCTTAATAGTAAGCTGTTCCTGTAAGATTTTTTCTATTTGTAGGTTGTCAATTATGAAAAATTTCTCAAACACTCCGGAGCGCGCATACTCCTGGAGGACGTGAAACACGGCTCTTTCGTTCAGCCGTTCTGTCTCATTTAGATATTTTCTTTCCGGCACCACATACATTATCCAAATTTTTCGATTCTTTAATTGTTCCAATATACGCAACGCACACGCAGATTCAATCGACGCGCCGCAAACGATGAAAAACACTTCTTTTTTAATCCCCTTAAAAAAAGTTTTTAAAGGGAGGGACGCCTCCTCATATTTTTCGGGATGTTTAAGGTCCGGGAGACAATAGTCTCGCGGTCCGGTGCCTGCGTGTTTGGATATCTTGTAGACCGTATACTGTGGATATGCCTCGAAAGAAGACGCTAAATTGATCGCCGGGCGTGTCAGCGCAACAACACTTCTCATTTCTAATCGAGTACTTCTTCCAGAACAACCCTACCTTTAAAGCTGCCGCGGGCGCCGGCCTTAACCTGGCGCGCCGTCTCTACATCATAAGGATCAAACCCGTAACAAGTAGTAATTGCTGCAACTACCTCCAGGATATCGGCCAATTCTTCTTCGGAGGGAGCAGTTTTAAATTCATCCACTTCCTCATTAAGCTTTTCCCATAATTTCTCTTGGTACTCAGCGGCGCCTGCTATATATGTCGTACATCTTTTGCCGGTTCTCCCGATGATTGCAGGGATCCTATCTCTCACAAGTTTGCTAGTTTTCATTTTTCCTTTCCTTCAAATTTCCATAGTTAGTGCCCACCCTCATGTTGACTTTAAAATCCCCTAGGGGTGTCTTCATGAAAACCTCAGCAATCTCTTTTATCAGAGGAATATCCTCTTTTGCAATGTCTAATAATACACTATCATGCATCAAGAAACTTATAAAGCTTTTTTTCATCCGATTATCCACGATCTCCGCTACCCCCAGTACTTGTCTCAGAAACATATCGCTCGTTGTACTTTGAATCAAGTAATTAAGTGCGTGGTAATCATCACACTCGATCTGGCGTCCAAACGGGTTGGACACACAGCCATCAATATAATGCTTCTTAAGGATGTCATTCTTTTTATAGACTTTTGAAGACGCGGTGTCTTTAGATTCAGGGTTATACAGCCACGCAAATATGCGTTTCTTGGCCATCTCTCGGCTCGTGGTGGCGCCGTATATATTCCTACGGTTCCACTCATGAATATCCCCAGCGGGCTGTACGAGGCCTCCTAGGGCCAGTAATACACGCAACTCAGCTGCATTGTAATCTAGTTCAACGAAATAGTCGTTAACGGGTTCAACGATTTTGCGATATTCCTTCGCCATGGTCAGTATAGGAAACGAACCACGACACGTAGCTAAGCGACCCGTACGGGTTCTGAACATATCAAAAACCACGTACGGCTTTGTCGACGTGGCCCGCTTCCAAAACTGGCGCGCCTTATAATCGTGAATGTCCGAGCGTAAACGATCGGGATGGATGTTTAAGCTTTGCTTTTTAATCTGTGTAAGCAGTCGGTCTAACCCGGTTAAAAAACTGAAATTTTTGGCCGGGGGAAAATTGTGGAAAACATGTTTTGTGATCTCGGTTTTTATTTCAAGATAACGCTCAAGATCATTCCTGGGTATCAAGTCCCGCACACAGTATTCCATCGTGTCAATCTTTGCCTTCACATATGAAACCATATAGGCTTTAATTTTCTCGTTAAGTGTGTTCCACTCATCTTTCAAGTGAGAAGGACAACTATCACCAAGGCTCTTGCCGGCGCCATAGATATAGGCAGACTGGTGGGCCATGTTTGTGTCATGCCATGTCCTCGATGCCTCGTCGGGCAACGTTGTACACAGCGCACCGTCGGTATAATACACAGGGCAAGCGATTTTAGAACAAGCCGTTTGGTAATACTCGCTCAATAGCCGCC